CTCTAAACTCTATAACACCTTGTAAATCCTCACCTTGTGAAACACCTTGTTGAGGTAATACTTGAATTTCCATATTAATCTTTGTAGATTTAATATACATGTAATCACCAGTTCGTTGAATATTACTATCACCTTGTGCAAATCTAAATAGACTCATATGATTAAACTCTGGTAATGCAGTAATTTCATGACCTGTATTATAAAATAAATACTTAATTGGTTGAAGACCTGATGGTTTATTCACTGGTACAAGACATTCACCTGTAAAACCAGCATACTTATTCTCTGATATATTACTTAATACACGAGAAACCATTCTTGTCTGAGCAGTTCTTGTCGTAGACACTCTCAGTCGACTCGGAACATTACGCTTACGCCAAAAACGTTGTATCTTTGTAGCAGCAACTTTACGTCTTGTCTTAGTTGACGTACCTGGAACATAAGCAGAACGTTTACCGGGCATAAGAGGACCTGCATATCTACGGACCATTGTGTAATATACTTAAGAAAAAAATATCAATTTATTATACGAATGACTCAAATCTTTACATATGATTTTACTTTACCTCAAGATTCCTTTAAACATAACGACATAATTGACTCACTTTATCCTATGTATATAAAGAAATATTCTTTTCAATTAGAAAAAAGTGATTCAGGTTATATACATTTCCAGGGTAGATTCTCTCTACTTAAAAAAAGACGTCCTAATGAAGCCATCACTTTGTTTAAACCTTTATTCGAAAAAATTCATTTATCCCCAAGTTCTACTAACAGTTTAAAAGAATGTTTTTATGTTCTTAAAGCAGATACAAGAATTGATGGACCCTGGTGTGATACTGACGAGAAAATCTACATTCCTAGACAAATTAGGGAGATTCAGGAACTACGACCTTGGCAATCTCAGTTGATTGATAAGAGTAAGGTTTGGAACACACGAAACATAGACATCGTAATCGACAATAATGGAAACATTGGCAAAAGCACTTTGGCAACTTACCTAGGAGTTCATAAACTCGGGAGAGTAATTCCATATTGTAACGATTATAAAGATTTACTACGTATGACGTACGATATGCCTGTAACCTCCTGTTACATAATTGACATGCCAAGAGCCATTTCTAAAGATAAATTATATCAATTCTATAGTGCAATTGAAACCATTAAATCAGGTTATTGCTACGACGATCGATATTCATTTAAAGAAAGATACTTTGATTGTCCAAATATCTGGGTATTTACTAATACTATACCTGACGAAACCTTACTATCTAAAGATAGATGGCGGTTCTGGGAAATCCAGAACAACTCCTTAATAATGGCGACGATAAATCGTCTGTAATACTATATTATTAAGTCGTTGGCTCATTTGGCTCATTTTTTTACAATTTTAGAATACAAAAAAGATAACAAAAATTTCGCTCTGGTACTTGGTCGGGTCCCCTCCCTTCGAGCGCTCCCCCAACCAAATACTACGCTCCATTTTTGTTATCTTTTTTTTAATTCTAAAAAAAAATAAAATGAGCGTTGGTTGGGGTCTCTTAACAATTTTTACCTTAGACATCACTTGCTACCGTAGTAGCGGTCATATTAACTCTCCAATTATCTGGAACACGAGTAGTATCTACGCAATAAGATCCACGGACTGCTTGGATAATTATCAACCATTGAGAATCAAAATTATCTGGTGTATTAACTGCTACGCCAGTATCATTATTAAAATGACATTTCTTAAAGCATGGAAGACTTAAATTAATATATTTCTTTGTCTTAAGATTTTGGACACGTGACTGAATACGTTCACCACCAATACTTGAAGCATCTATTGAAGGTGGGGATAAAGAAAACCGTTTGTCACAATATACTAACCATTGACGTTTGTTAATTGGTTGTTGAAAATTTTGATGTGTTGTAGGAACTGTACTATCATAACCAAATTTACCATTCACATTTGTTAAAAATAATGAACCTCCTGGATCACTAAATGAACTTAATGGATTATATTTACGATTCGCTTTAACACACA